GCATGAACTCTTTCGAATCTCAGTGCAAGACGACCGTTATGTACGACTGGGGCAACTTCAACATCGCCAGTCCTAACTTGCGCGTGACCACCGAGCGCCTCCGGCTCGTCGAGAAGCTGTTCGGCGTAGGCATCAAGTACGAACAAAGTGACGTCGGCTCCTTCGTCGGCTTCATCGTCTGGCAGGGCAAGGTGCTTCCCGACATCTTCCGAGCAGTCGCAAAGACCGTCACCAGGCGTGTCTTCACGCAGGGCACCGTCGACGCCATGACCCAGATGATTCTGCGCGACGATGGCTACGAGCCCGATGAGTATTACATTGCCAAAGTAGTCCGCGAGCAAGCCTCCGCCTTGCATGACCGTTTTGCCGGCATAAAAAACGAGAAGCGCCGCGAGGAGACTATTTACGCCAACCTCCGTCACTACTTCCCGAATTGCTTCGAGCACAAGAACTTTTATTACAAGGTGGAACAGCTCCTCTGCTTCATCCAGTGCTACGCCGACCGTGATTTTGAGCGGCACTTCGTCAACGAGTACAAACGCCGCGTTGATCGCATGTTCATCAGGTATTATGAAGGGGAAGAGGTCGCCAGCCGGCCGTACCAGCGCATACCTTCCTCGGAGCTTGATGAGATGATAGAGTGCTTGAACATCGACGACGGCGACCAAAGAGCACGAGAACTTCTGGAGCGTGCTATTAGTGAGCTTTGCCTCATCCGGCTTCTCACGCCCGATGTCCCAGCCACCTACCAGGTCAACATGAGTCTTCTACCTTGCGTGTTAAAACCCAAACCCATGACCTTGCCTGTCCTGCATGCCTACAACCCGCCGATACTTAGCGAGCGCCGCGCGGCTGGGATTTGGTCCGCCGACAGGCTACTCAAGCAGGGCACATCGCCAGCGCGTGTCAGCCTCTTCGCCTGCCTCAGCCACCTGCTCCATAAGCCGGCGGCCGACGTAGAAAGGCACGTGATTAGCCTCTGTAGCGCCGATGAAGCCAAGTTGCTGGACACCATTGACCTGTGTGACCACAAGAGCTTCTTCGCCTTCGTCGCTTACCGGTTGGGCCTCAGTATCGCATACGAGGACCAGAAGGCCGGTTGGCTCTGCATCACTCCGCCGCTCCAAGGTGTTTACGCTGACATGCACCTCACGCAGCACGGCAAGTTCTTCTACTGGCACGCCAGTTCAACTCACCCCGGGCCGGCAACCTACTCCGACAACCGGCCGCGCAACCCGCCCGCTGCTGCCGCCGAGCCGGAAGTCTGGGAGCCCAACGCGACCGACGCAGCTTGCACTCTCTTCAATTGCGGGCCTGGTCTTGCCGGCCTCGTCGCAGCTCTCGCCACCGTGCAGGAACACCGTAAATTCCGCATCGCAGCACAACGGCTCCGGCAGTTCCCTCACCCGAGCAACGAGCTCGCCCTAGCGCCCAGCATCGAAGCCCTCGCCGCCTCGCTCGACTTGACCGTCCTGCTTTTCAACGCTGACGACCGCAGCTGGCGTCTCGTAGGCCCGGGGCGCGTCAACCGCAAGCGGCTGGGTGTTGACACTGCTGGGAACTACTACCGTCTCGACCCAGGGCC